TAAGGACTCTTTGGCACTATCGGCTGCCGACTTTTTAGAACTATCTGCTTCATTAGCCTTATTTGTTGCAACTATCGCTTGATTCTCTGCTATCCCAGCCCAAGATCTAGCAGACTTAGCCCCTTGTATATGATCTGGTTCGGTAGTACTTTCTGCCCATTCTCTAGCCACTATACTCCATCGTTTAGAAGAGCGTGTATTGGATTCATTGTCAATTATTTCATCACCTTCCGCCCACGCCCTCGACCGCTCTGACCAACTCTTTGCTGAGCGTGTTCCTTCTGATGTTGGTGCTTGAAAACTTTCTGCCCAAGCTTCAGACATTACTTTAGCGTCTTGTGCTTGTAATGCATATATCTTAGCCTGCTCTGCATATGTCCTTGCAATTTCTGCTCCATAATTTCCAACTTCAACTACACCGCTTGAAGCATTATTTAAGGCTATAACTTCAATTTCTCTATCAATCGACATTATGTGCTACCCCTTTAATCATAAAATACGCACTCCATATAAGTGTCTTTCGTTTCTCTGTTTTTTTGTTAATCAATGTAATGTCATACATATAGGTGTCTGCAGGCAAGCTATCTAGTTCCCCCATGCCAATGGATAAGTCTACATAATCAAACCCTGCATGATACACATTTTTAGAAAAGACCACATCTGAAGAATTAGATGTGGCCTTAATTGAAAAATGAAATATATCATCAGCTGTAAGTACATAATCTTTGAATCTAAACCGCAATGTATATGTATCATACTGAGATACTTCAATATTAAAATTTTTATCAATAGCTATCATCTAAACACCTCAATGTGAATCATCTCCACAGTCACAATTACAGTTATATTTACGTGTTCCATGGATGAATTCTAATGTTTGGCTACAATCAATAAGCTGCTGTAACACTTTGCGTAATGTATATGTCCCTGCAGGGAGTCCCGTATGTTGTCTAATACGAACATACGAGGAGGATTCATTACCTTTACCTGTCACTTCAGATGTATCATAACTACTTGCAGAGCCATCCAATAAAGTTTCTCTCTCTTGTTGCTTAGAACTTGTAACCGATAACTCTAACATATCTTGCAATCGATCATCGACTAAAGTCCCCATGCCATTATAAGAAACTAATACCCGTTTACCTGCATCAGCTGAATTAAAAAGAAATGTGCCTGTGTTCCAGTCAGTAATGCCATGAGCAGATGTATTATAATCAGGCCAATATTGCCCTGCAACAGGTGTAGCCGCTACTTCTGTAAGTAAGGTCCCATCTAAGAACTTTACTATCACTGTAGACGGCTCTGTTTTTTGAGGTACTTCCTTTAGCCGAATCGTATAGGGACCTTGGTTTGGAATTTGATGACTCTCTTCTACAATTTTTCGTACATCTAACACATTTAAAAATGGATTCAATCTATAATCTACAATTGCCATATGCATCCCTCCTTTATACTTTTAGCTGTCGAATAGCCGATGCTTGACTCTGTTCTATATTTTTAGCCTGACGTTCAATGTCAGATAAATATGTATCAAGTGCAAAAAGCGGTTCCCCTAAAGTCATATCTGCCGTTATGCCAGTATTGGCAGCTATAGTGTATTTTACTTTAGTAATAGGATAACTATAGGTTTCGCCTTCTAGTGTACGAATTTCTGCTTGCCCCATAGTAGTCAAATGCCGTACATTAAAAGATCCATCTGCCATAGGGTATTCTAAACGAACCCCACTAACCTTAGCAGAGCATATAGGGTTTTTATACTGTGATAGTTGATTTTCTCCCCATCGTTTTGCATCTGCAATGGTATAAGCCGAGGGCAAGGTCAATACCTTATCGCGTCTGCCATACTGTGCAATACTCGTATCATCTTGTACGCTACAAAGCCATTGTTCCCCTTTAGCATCAACATTTCCGCCTTTAATTCTTGCCCAGTTATAAATTTTTTCTGTATTCCACGTTGGTTGATATTTTTGGATGTGGGTCCCTACCGTAAGGCGCGCTTCCTCATTAATACGCCGTGCCCGTGGCTGGAAATATAAACTACGATATTCATCTACGCCATAGACAAAATCTAAAGCAAAATCGGATAAGGTATCTAATGCTTCTTTAGCCGTCACACCATCAAACACTAACTTTGTTACTGTATAGCCAGCATCTGCAATTTTCGTCTGATTGTAAACCAGTCCATGGTTCTTTTCAGCTTTTCTAGCAATATCACGCACAATTGCCCCTGGATCCATATGCTCATAGGTTTCAAACAATATGAGGTGCCCTAGACGATTATAATAGCCATGTGCTGTAAACTTATATTCCATATCCGTTGTTCCCTCTACAGGTCTGGTAATGATATAACCAGAATACCAAGGTAACTCATCTCCAAATAAATGAATATCAATACGTTGCATATAGTTTAATTCACTACTTGTAGGCAAAACCTTAAATATAAGTTCACAACTACCACACCCCGTAGCAGATATATCAAAGGACACTTTACTAAGTGGATTCTTTTCAATACCACTACCAAAAAAGGCTGTTTTCGTACCATTATCTGCATAGGCTATGACAGTAAATTGGTCAGGATAATATCTATGAATCTCGCCTTTACCATCGCTATGATGACCAACTTGCTCTACATGTCCTGCATATAAAAACCGACCAAATACACTATTACCAAACTGATGATTCATAGGAACCACCTATTGGTAAAGGTGACTTCAATCCGACCTGCACCACCCGTATAATATAATGTATTTTTACCTGGTATAGCTGAAAGAAATTGACCACTAAACGTATTGATGCTATTGGCATTATCTCGCCAAACAGTACCCTCTTTTGTATTAACTATAGCCCTATGAGGACTAATAAGTAATGCATCAGATAGTTTCATCTGTTTTTTCAGCTCTTCATGCCAGATAGTAATTGCAGCCATTTTTTGTTTAGGAATTAATCGAAATGTTAAAGGCGTATCTACACTCCCTAGGTTATGTACAATCATTGGTGCTTTTACTACGTCCTCTAAAAATTCATAGACAACCTTTGATTCTTGACCTTGGTAGCGAAAAGGGTCTGCTAAAAGTAGTGTCATTGTCATATTACTCCTACGCTGCTTAAACCCTTTCTGGTATTCATGAGAAATCTTACTGACCCCTGCCACATTAAAACAACGATCTAATCTACCACAGTAAAGTTTATAATCTGTCTGACAAAAGTATCTACAAGCCAGATTTAAGACTTCATCATGTTCAGTTTCTGTATCTGCTTGTACAGAAAATTTCACCTTGATACTATGCCCTTTAACAAGACCATCACCAACAACATCACCCCCATGAGAAAAGGCTCTATCTTCAATCTTGCTATTAAAGTCATAACTACCTGCATCCGACAAAGACCAGGCGGTTGGGAGTGTATATGTCATACCATTCTTTACAATCTGCAGTGTATCTTCTATTTGTTCTTGCACTGGAAATTGCACACTATACACCTCGCAATCCTGCCGCCACCATAGTGGATAAGCCTTCAAACAAGTCATCCACATCAGCCGCATTATTAATATCTCCATAAATATTTTGCGTTACTGTATTGCTAGAAGTATTTCCGACTTCTGCAATGCCTTCCGCAATATTAGTAAAAACAGCCCGGTTTAATGGTAAGGCTACTTCATCGTAAGCCCCTTCACCAATAATCCCTAGAGAGGGTTTTGTAAAATAACCACCTTTAGCATACTGTGGTACATTCGTGCCTGTCCTACTCCCATTTGTACTGCCTGCAGTCACGGCTAAAAGCATTGTACCAAGAGCCGCTGCAGATGTTAATATACCTGTCACAGAACCAAGGGCTCTAGCCGCCGCCCCTGGATGTACTGTTTCGTAGGCAACGGCTACTGGTGCCCATGCAGCAAGAGCTGCCGAAGCTTGTGCTGCACTTGTTGCTGCTTCCTTCTTTTGTAAGTTTTGCCCCATAACATGGGATACAATCATGCCGGCAGCCTGTTTAGCAAAATACTGAGCAATTACTTTAATCATAGATTGACCTAAGTCAGCAAAGGCTTGCTTAGCATTTTTAGCACCCGTCAAAATATTAGTGAAAGCATCGGAAAGGCCACCAAGTGCAGTGCTATATAGGTCTGTAACAAGCTGAGCTGTAGTCATATGTGCTGCCAAAAAGGCTTCTTGATACGTATCCATCAGGGATTTTTGAACCTCCATGTCATTTAAACGTATAGCTGCCTCTTCACTTAATACTTCTTGTAAACGCTGCATATCAAGTGTACGATAGGCCTCATCCATATCTGCCTTTATATCCTTGCATTGAGCATAATACGAAAGCCTTGCATCTTCATATTCCTTGTCCGCATTAAGTTTATCTGCCAAGATTTGCTTATGGAAATCAAGTTCACCACTTGCTGTTTCTTCAAATGCAATCGACTCTTCTTTAAGAGCATCTATAAATATATTTTTTTGTTCACTCGTAAGAGAAGTAAAGGTATCTGACAATTTACGCCATTTATCCTTGATTGCCATAACCGTGCTTTCATGTTCTTGTGAAAGTTTTACAAGTTCTGCTGCAGATGCCGTACCATTTACTGCTACATCCGATAATTTAGATTCATTAGCTGCCGAAATAACCTCTTTATATAACTCTAGTTCTTTCTCTGTTTCCTCTTGAATAGCAACTATAC